AACCGCATCGAGAGCCACCTCGATCTGGTGGCGTCGTTTCTCTACTCGGCCGACCACGCCAATTTTGCCATCGCCCCGCCGCTCAATGCCCCAGCCGAGCAGGTGCAGCAGTTTCTCGCCGCGCAGGACGAATTGAACGAGGACCTGCGCGATGCCGGTTTGTTTGATGCGTTTGGGGATGCCATCGTCGGCGCGCTCGCGTTCGATAGCATGATGCTCAAGGCCGGCTGGTCGAACGCCGCCAAGGAGGTGACGCTGACCTTGATCGAGCCGTGGAAGTTCGGGGTGTTCGGCGAGGAAATCACCGAGCTAGAGAACCAGCAGGCGTTCTGCCACTCGTATTTCATCGACTACGAGATGGCGGTGAGCTGGCTGCGTCGTGCTGGCCGCGCCAACCGCATCAAAGATTTGAACGTCGCCAACACGCCGTTCGAGAGCCCGTTCCCCGAGCTGATCACCCGCATGATCATTTCTTCGACCGGTGGCGAGAACCTGTCGGGCAACATCAGCGGCAGCGTCAACCCGAGCTACATTGCCAAGCCGAGCTATCGTGCCGAGGTCGACCGCCCGCTGGTCGAGGTGCATGAGCTGTACGTGTGGGACGAGGAGCAGGACCCGGACTACGGCCTGGAGGGCGACTGGCGCATCTTCAAGGTGGTTGACCCCGACATCATCATCACCGACAGCAAAGATACGCTCAAGGCGCAGCGCTCATCGCTCACCAAGGAGATGATGAAGAAGGCCAAGACCTCGACCAACACCTTCATGCCGGGCGAGCATCCGTTCATCCACCTGTGCCCGTATTTCATCTTGGAATACTTCTGGGGCAAAGCACACATCGACAGCCTGATCCCGCTGCAGGAATGGTCGAACGAGCGGCTCGAACAAATCCACGACATCCTCGACCGGCAGGCGTATCCGCCGCGCGTGCTCTCAGGCTTTATGGGATTGTCGGACGAGAAGGCCGAGGCGTTCGGCGGGGCCGACACCTGGGTGATGGACCAGCTGCCGACCGCTGCGGTGAAAGAGCTGGAACCCAAGATGCCCGAGGACATCTTCGCCGACTACATGCAGATCGGAAATTTGTTCATGGAGGCGAGCGGGCTGACCGAGGTGCTGCAAGGCAAGGGCACGGCCGGCGTGCGCTCGAAGGGTCACGCGCAGACGCTGGTGGGCGTCGGCTCGGGCCGCATCAAGAAAGCGGCGGTGCGGATGGAGGGGCCGCTGGTGCGGATGGGCGACCTGGCGCTCAAGCTGCTGCGCCGCAACTCGACCGAGGAAATCATCCCCGGCGAGCATGACGGCAAGCCCGGCAAGGCGTTCCTGTACGATAATCTGCCCGATACCTACTCGATGCGCATCCCTGGGCACTCGCACTCGCCGCTATTTGTTGATGACACCAAGGAGTTGGCGGCGTTCCTGATCAAGGCGCAGCTGGCCGACGGCGAGAACGTGCTGCGCATGCTCGACCCGCCCAATCGCAATGCGCTGATCCGCAGCTGGCGCGACCGCGAGAAGGCGAAGGCACAGAAGGCGGCGATGATGATGAAAATGGGCTACCCGCCCGAGGGCCCGCCGCGCTCGCACAAGCGCTATGGCGGCATCGCCGTGCCGGCCGGCTGAAAATAAAACACCCCCGGCGGGGGGGCCGGGGGTGCCGCTGTCGCGACTGCCGGTGGCTGGGGGGAGCGGAGCCGGCAGGCGGAAAACTCGTGTCGGATCAGCGCCGACGACCACGGCGGTGCTTGCGCTTGCGAGCCATGCCAGCCTCCTTTTTTGAACTTGTGAGCGGCTTCCCGCCGCCCAGGGCCATGCCGGGTTAGGATAACACGACATTTCAATGGATTGACAGCCCTTCTTCAACAGGAATATCAATTGCGGCGGCTAAACCTCCGGGGTAGCACGCCAAATGCCGCCTGAAATTCCAACGCCGCCGACGCCAGGGCCAGCCGGCCCGCTCGGCGCTGGGCCCAAGCCGCCCGGTCCTGGCGGCCCCGGTGCATCGCCGATGCTTGCGCCCGGCGCGGGGCTCGGTGCGCAGGCGGCGGCGGTCAACAAAATCAAGAAGCTCGCCGAGGGCGTGATCGAAAGCATCAATCAGTTCCCGGCCGGCTCGAAGGAACAGCAGGCGCTGCTGCGCGTGGCGCAGACGCTCTCGTTGTTCACCAAAGAACAGCCCGGCGGCTCCGGCGGCCCCGGCGCGGTCAATCCGCAGATCGCCGCGATGAACGCGCCCGGCGCGGGCGGCCCGCCCTTGCCCGGCGGCCTCCCCGGCGGGCCGATGCCGCCCGGCGGTCCCGGCGGTCCCGAAATGCCAATGCCTGGAGGTCCGGCATGACCGACTATCTGCGCCCCAAAGCGCGCGCGCCCAAGCGCAGTCGCAATATGGAAGAGGGCATCTTCCGCAACCCGCCGGAATACACCGTCTACGGCGGTTTCACCTCGGCGGAAAAGTTCACCAACCCGTCAGGCATGCGCAAGCGCATCGGCGGGCCGTCGCTCGAACGTGGTGGCCCCTCGGCGCAGCGTGGCAAGCCGATCTGAGTGTTTGATCGATGGCGACCGAAGTACAGCGTACCAAGCGCGGGCTCGATCTCGCCACCGCCGCCGAGCTGGGCGATCTGCTGCACGAGCTGACGCACGACAAGCGTGGCCGGCGCGGCATCGCCAAGCTGATCAAAGAAATCAAACCGGAGAGCGCGCACGCGCAGGCGTTCGCCGATGTCGACATCGAGGACCGCTTCGAGGACTTCAAGCGCGAGCAGGAAGAGGGCCGGCTCCAGCGTGAGAGCGAAGCAATCAATCGCGAGCTGGCGCGGCAGCGCAATGTGCTGCTGACCGGCGGGGCCGATGGCACCGGCCGCAAGTTCAGCGAGGATCAGGTCAAGGAGATCGAGGCGCTGATGGTGACGCGTGGCATCCGTTCCTACGAGGACGGCGCGACCATCTACGGCACCATCAACCCGCCGGTCGATCCCGATCACGACGAGCTGCCGCGTCACGGCGCGACCTATCAGTTCCCCAGCGTCGGCAACGTGCCGTTCGAGGAGTTCGCCAAGAACCCCAACGCTTCGTCGCGCGACATGGCGTTCTCGATCATCGATGACCTCAACCGGCGCAAGCGCGCCTGATGGTGGAGTAAACAATGCCCCAATTCGGCAGCGGCATCATCCCGGCCAGCGGCGCAATCGCCTCGGAACTTTCCTCGGTCGTGCGCCGGGCGTTCATGCCGCGCGTGTACGTGCAGCTGTGGAAATCGGCTCCGCTGATGGCGGCGCTGCTCTCCTCCGCGCAGGTGGCGACCGGCGGCCTGTCGCCAATCACCGCGCCGCTGCAGGGCTCGCCGATGGTGAGCGGGCAGTGGGTCGATTACTCGGGCGCGTTCGAGCAGCCCGCCGTGCAGCCCGGCATCCAGAACGCCGAGTTCAACTTAAAAGCGTTCGTCACCACCATTCCGTTCCTCGGCATGGAAGGCTTGGTGCAGCTCGACTACTCGGTGGTGCCGCTGATCGAAGCGCGCATGAATGACAGTACCAACGTCACCATCGACACCTTCGCCAGCGCGCTGTTCAACAACATCTCGAACAATCAGCAGTTGGTCGGTCTGCCGGCCGCCATCGACGACGGCACCAACCTCGTCACCTACGGCGGCGTGTCGCGCACCACCAACACGTTCTGGAAATCGGTGGTTGCCTCGGCCGGCTCGACCAATCCGACCCGCAACCTGATGCTGCAGTTCATCGCCCAGGTGTCCAAACAAACCGGCGAAATGCCGTCGCTCGGCATCATGGGGTTCGGTACGTGGACCTTGCTGGCGCAGGACTTTACGTCGAGCGAGCGTTACAACACCACGCCCGGCATGGGCTACGGGGCCGACAAGAAGGTCGAGAGCCTGTTCCGCGCCCTCGATGTCGGCGGCGTGCCGTTCTACGCCGACCCGTACTGCCCCGAGGGGCTGCTTTATTTGATCAACATCAACTATCTGGCGCTGCACCTGCACGAGCGGGCGGCGTTCTCCTTCACCGGGTTCGAGAGCACGCTGCCCAACAA